AAAAGAAGATGTAAAAACTGTATTGTCATATTCTGATAGCGAAGAGTATACAGATACTAATAAAGAGGGGAGAAATTTGAAGAGAAAACTAATATCTATAGAAAAGGATTTGGATAATCATAAAAGAAAAAAGATTTGTAAAGAAAATAATGTCGATTCTTTACGTGATAAATTATTATTGATGAATTTAGATTTGGACACAAAGACTTATTTAATAGATAAATATGATAATACTCAAAAATTAACTGGTAGTGATTATTCAAAAAGTATGAATTGGTTAAGAACAGTTAGTAAAATTCCATATGGGAAATATAAATTATTACCTGTTGACAAGAATGATTCACAAGAAAAGATTAAAGAATTCTTTAAAACTGTAAAATCTAAACTTGATAAAAATATTTATGGGTTAGAAGAAGTAAAACAAGAAATTTTAGAATTCGTTGCTAAAAAAATAACAAATCCTAATAGTAAAGGACACGTATTGGCATTGTATGGCGCAGCAGGAGTTGGAAAATGTTTTAGTAAAAATACTCCAATTTTAATGTTTGATGGAACTATCAAAATGGTACAAGATATTGTTCCAGGAGAATTATTAATGGGTGATGATTCTACACCAAGAACTGTATTAACATTGGGTCGTGGTAAAGATACTATGTATAAAATTACAAATGTTAAAGGTGAAAGTTATACTGTAAATTCAGAACATATTCTTTGTTTAAAATATTCAACAAATAAACGTATTTCACACGATAAAAAAAATAAAAGATTTAGAGTCAGATGGTTTAATAATAAAGAAATAAAAATATGTATAAAAGATTTTTATTATAATAATAAAAATAAAGAAAACAATGTAGTTTTAGATCAAGCAAAAAATTTTTTAAATAATATAAAAGAAGAAAAAATATGTGAAATATCTGTTAAAAAATATTTACAACTATCACAGACAATTAAAAATCAATTAAAAGGTTATTCTGTTCCTGTTAATTTTATTGAAAAAGAATTAGACTTTGATCCTTATATTATAGGTTTATGGTTAGGTGACGGTTCTCAAGAAGGTACAACAATTTCTTGCCAAGATTCTACAATATTAAAATATTTATCATCTGAATTACCAAAATACGATTGTTATTTACAATATAATGGTTCAAAATATGATTATAGAATTAATGGATTAAAAAGTAATGGAAGATTAGGTGGAAATAACAAAATGTTAAATACTTTAAAAAAATACAATTTAATTAAAAATAAGCATATTCCACATATTTATAAATGTAATAATCGTGAAAACAGATTGAAATTATTAGCTGGATTAATTGATAGTGATGGAAGTCTTTTACATGATAAATCAGGTTATGAAATTTCTCAATGTTTAGAACATGAACAAATTATTGATGATATTATTTATTTAGCACGAAGTTTAGGATTTGCTTGTTATAAAAGAAAGAAATATACTTCTTGGACATATAAAGGAATTAAAAATTATAGAGAAGCCTGGAGAATTTCTATTAGTGGAGAAGGTATTGAAGAAATACCAATTATTTGTAAAAGAAAAAAGGCAAATAAAAGACGTCAAATTAAAGATGTATTAGTATCAGGAATAACTATAGAAGAATTACCAGAAGATAATTATTATGGGTTTATGATAGATGGTAATGAAAGATTTGTTTTAGGTAATTTTATAGTTACTCATAATACAAAGATTATTAGATCTTTGGCAGATGCTTTAGAATTACCATTTTATCAAATTAATTTTGGCGGATTAAATGATGCTTCTGTTTTAATTGGACATAGTGAAACATATGTTGGTTCAAAACCTGGTAAAATTGTCGAAATGATCACGAATAGTGATTATATAAATCCAATTATTTATCTAGACGAAATTGATAAAATTAGTGAATCAAAATCTACTGAAATTTTTGGTATATTAACTCATTTATTAGATGAAGAACAAAATGTTGCTTTTCAAGATAATTATTTATCAAATATTAGTATTGATTTATCCAAAGTATTTTTTGTATTAGCATTTAATGATATTACACGCGTAGATGAAATTGTATCAGATAGATTAAAAATTATCTATATAGACCCACCATCTTTAGAACAAAAAGTAATTATTTGTCAAGAAAAAATGATACCTGAAATTTTATCTTGTATAAATTTAAAAGGCGATTATAATATAGTTATAGAAAAAGAGATTATAGAACATATTATTTTAAATAAAACATCACAAGAAAATGGTGTAAGACAACTTAGAAAAAATATCGAAAAAATTGTAAATAGACTTAATTACGACATTTTAATAGGAAATTTTGAAAAATTAAAAACAGAGACATCAGATCAAAATAAAAATATTGTAATAACAAGAACATATATTGATGAAATATTAAAATCACATCAAGATGATAAAAGTTATATGAATATGTATATATAATTTTTATTAATTTATTAATTTTGTTTTGTAAATATAATTCTTTTTGATTTATATATTAACTTAATTTTGTATTAACTTAATTTTGTATTAACTTAATTTTGTATTAACTTAATTTTGTACTATTAACATATAAACTGCAATAAATATTAATAGAATACCTATATAAGTTTGTCTTTGATCTTTTGTAAAAATCTCTTGTATATATTCAAACCAAGCGGAATCTTCTGGTTTTTCAAATAAATCATTAGTAAATCCAATAACACTTGTTGATATATTTTTACTAATAGATTTAAGACTAAGATTTGCTATACTTGTTGTTCTATTTTTATTATATTGTTCTTCTATAATTTGATTTGATAGTGAATCTAATTCTTCTAGTTCTATTGTTTTTTGTTCATTTGGTATAAATGGATTTGTAGTTATTTTGCTACGTTCTTGTTGCAATATTGGTACAGTATTTGATATATTTACAATCGGATTAGACATATTAATATATATTTATAAAATTATATTTTATATATTTTATATTTATATTAATATTTGTTTGACGATAATGTTACTATCTGTTAATATTTTTAAACTTTGTGTATCTAACTCTGGATGATAATTTTCAATATATACCACGCGTGTGATACCACATTGTAATATTTTTTTTACACAACTTATACATGGTATTAATGTAACATACATTGTTGAATGTTCTAAATCTTCTTTTTTATTAAATAAAAGTGCATTTTCTTCTGCGTGTAGACACATACAAAGATCTAAACTTTTAGCGGATGAATTTTCCATATTGTTTGTATATTGATCAATACATCTTTTACATCCACCTTCATAACAATTCTTACTACCTATAGGAGTTCCATTATATCCTAATGATAGGATTCTTTTATCTTTTACTAAAACACATCCTACTTTACGTTTAATACAGTTACTTCTTTCACTTGTTAATTTTGCAATTTTTATAAAATATATATCCCAACTTGGTCTTTCCATATAATTAATCAAATAAAGTTTGTGTAAAAAATAAACATAAAAAAAGACATTTCTATTTTTTTATGTTTAGTTATTTTTTAAAAAGTAATTTCTTATATTATATATATATGGTTCCAGATAAACTTTTAATCAATCTTAAGATTATAAGTAAAATACAAAAAAATGGTAGAATTGCAAGAAGTTATGATGGTATAATTTCATTGGAAAATGATGTTTTTTATCAAGCTATTAAAAGATTTGTAACAAGTGATTCTAGAAAACAAGCTATTTTTGAAATTAACAGTGTAATAAATGAATGTGTAGAAATACTGCATCATATACTAAATTCTAAATATATGAACAAAAATTTTCATTCAAGTGACGAATACATTAAAAATTGTGAGAATATACAACTTATTCTAACAGAAATGGAAATGGCACGTAATGGTGTAGAAAATTTAAAGTTTACATATCAAAATGATCCTAATATTGTGTCTCAAATAGATATTGTCATATTAAAAATAAATACAACATTAAAAGATATATATCAAAAATTACATTATTTTCAATCATTCTTACCTGTATCACAAAATACATCAAATCCAATAAGTATAATACAGTCAAGTAAATACGAAACATCAAATATAGGATCTGTTTCTTATGAAAATGACAAAACAGAATTAGATGTAGAAGAAACGAGACTATTAGATGGAGGTTATCCTGAAAGTTTGTAAATAATTAATAAATTATAAAAATAAAATATATACTATATTTATATAATAATAAATGGGGAATTCCAATTCTTATACAAAACAAGAAGTAGATCAAAAATTTGAAAATTTAGATTTTTACAAATCTTCAGAAATAGATAAAAAATTTAAAAGTTTAGATTTTTATACAAAATCACAAATAGATGATAAAATCCCATCAGATTTTTATTCAAAATCAGAAATAGATGCAAAAATCCCATCAGATTTCTATACAAAATCACAAATAAATTCTGGAACAATTTGGTGTGCAAATGGAGATTGTATTACACCATCTGGTAATAAAAAATTAAAATGGGGTAATCATATATTAAATATGGATGCAGATAAAGTTCTTAGACATTACAATACACAAGGAAATCATTTAGGAATGGGTTTCGCTACTGAAAATATGTATGCTACAAAATCTCTAAAAATAGGAGAAGGTAAGGCCTCTTGTCTTTATTTAGGTAGTCACGAAATTTGTTCAGATGGCGGATCAATATTACGAATTAAGAAATCAGGTGTAAATAAATATTTCGATATATATTCTGACCCAAGACATAGTTCTTTTAGAACTTTTAACACAAATGATGATAACTCAGAGAGAGAACGTTGGCAAGGTTATGCTTAATAAGGACCTTTATTTTATAAAATTTATATAAAATAGAGAATATATATTTGTAATATTAATAAATATTAACTCTACATAAAATTTTTGGTTCCGTATATGTTAAATTATATTTATCACATACGTTTTTTAAATACGACACGATATTGTCCTCGTCAATTTTTTCTAAAAATTCATGTAAAGTCATATCGGTAGTAATTTGTTTTCCAATAATATAACAACAATATTCCTCATCGCATTGGTAATAATCAGAAGTTGAAATAAAGCCTACGCCTAATTTTTCCCATAAAATATTCATAAGATCACAATCCAATTCAGTAATTAAATTTTGTATTTCTTCACATTGTTTTAAATTTTTAATTTCATTATATCCGAATTCAATTCCATATACCAAAATAGCATCGTTATTAATACCCATTTAAAATTACTCCTTTTTAACTTTAATTCAATTATTTATAATTATAATTAGTGAAAAACTTACCACTTATGATTCTTGTACAATGTAACCATTTTATCTTCAAACTCGTTTGTGAATCCCGTGTAATCACAAATTGGACCATTTACAAATGCATCCCTAACTGTTTGTTTCAATCCGTTTAATTTTTGATAA